TACGATTTTTGTTTCTAAGCTTATTTTTGGGGTTGCATTTTGGCAAGCATCTTTATGAGAATTTTATTTTGGGTTTCCAATTGGTAACAGAGGTTAACGAGGGCGGAGCATACGGTATCACCGTCTGGGGTCGCCAAGAGGGAGCTCATGAGACCCGCGAGATCCATACCTTCTTCATCCTCCTCTTGGAAGAAATCCCCATCATCATCCTCGTCAAACTCCAACTCTTCCTCTTCCTCCTCGGAGACAATCTCCCCCTCCTCAACTTCCTCAACTGGTTCTTCATCTTCAGGACGAGACGACATTTTAACTTATACTGAGAATTTTCAAAATCAAAATTTTCGCAGTCAGGTGCGGTTTCAGCCGAAATTATTTTCTCTGCTTATAGTACAAAAACTCTCACAATGGCCGGTGGTCTTATGCAACTCGTCGCCTACGGCGCCCAAGACGTCTACTTGACCGGTAACCCAAAGGTTACCTTCTTCCAAGCTGTCTACAAGCGTCACACTAACTTCGCGATGGAAAACATCGAACAAACTGTCAACGGTACCGCGGCCAACTCTGGCCGTGTGTCCGTCACTATTGCCCGCAACGGGGATTTGGTCGGCGACATGTACGTCGAGCTCCAATCCGCGGCGGCGAACTCCCGTACCTCAGCCGGTGATGACTGTAACTGGGTCGCCGAGCGTGCGATCGCGTCCGCTGAATTGTCCATCGGTGGCCAACGCATCGACAAGCACTACCAACGCTGGTGGCGTTTGTACTCCGAGCTTTACTTGGATGAGTCCAAGAAGGCTAACTGGGGTAAGATGACCACTGCGCTCACCGGTAAGACTGTGTACTTGCCTTTGATCTTCTTCTTCAACCGCAACCCAGGTTTGTACTTGCCATTGATTGCCCTTCAATACCACGAAGTGCGCATCGACTTCGATTTGGCGTCCACCTTCGACACCTACTTGAGCACCTCCGTGTTCAAGGTCTGGGCGAACTACGTGTACCTCGACACCGAGGAGCGTCGCCGCTTCGCGCAAAAGGGTCACGAATACCTCATCGAGCAAGTGCAACACACTGGCTCCGACACCGTGACTGCGGGTTCCACCTCCAACAAGCGTTTGTCCTACAACCACCCAGTCAAGGAACTTGTGTGGTGCTTCAACGACCCAGCGTCGGGTAACGTTGCCACCTCTTTGTGGAACTTCACCTCCCAACCAGGTGCGTCCGCCATTGTCCTCGAGTCCAACACCTACGCCGATGTGTCCGGTAACTGCTTCGTGCCAATCACCCAAGCGACTGGTGTCCCACTCGTCAAGTGCGGTGAAGCTGGTTCCACCACCGAGTTCACTGAAGAAGTCGTTGGTCCACTCACTGACTTCAAGTTGGTCCTCAACGGTCAAGACCGATTCAAGGCCCAAAAGGGTAAGTACTTCAACCAAGTGCAAGCGTACAACCACCACTCGGGCTGCCCATACCCAGGTGTGTACTCGTACTCCTTCGCGCTCAAGCCAGAAGAACACCAACCAACTGGTACGTGCAACTTCTCCCGCATCGACAACGCGCAAGTCGCGGTCACCCTCCCAGCGGCGGTTGCCAACACCACCATGCACATGTTCGCGGTCAACTACAACGTTCTCCGAATCCAATCAGGGATGGGCGGTTTGGCCTTCTCTAACTAATCTCGTATATATATAATTTACTCGTATTTTACACATCTCAATTTTTATAATATAACAAAAATTATAAAAATTGATCGGGGATAGGCGGAAATCGCTTAAAGAGATGACAACCTAACATAGAAATGGAAAATATAGACTATGTACTCGTGTCATTCAGATCTAAAAAGTTGGATGGCATCTTATTCGCTATAGATAAACAAGATTATGATTTGTATGTCAGTAAAATGCCAAGTTGGTTTTTATCAGGGGCTAAAAATAACTATGTGACGGCGGATTGGAGAGATTGTCCAGGTGGACGTCGTAAAATTCGCCTTCATAGATTTCTACTTCTTGGTACAGACGATGATCAGAATAAAGTTGTTGATCACATAAATGGAGATACACTTGATAATAGGAGATGTAACCTTCGTGTATTATCCAAGTCTATGAATGTATCTCATCGTGCAAACTTAAATATAAATAATACGTCCGGTCACCGTGGTGTTCATTGGTGTAATACTAATAAACGGTGGATTGCAAGTATTCAACATAATGAGGATGTATGGTGGAAGCAATCATTTGAAAATAAGGATGACGCTATAAAAGAAATTAATGAACGACGTGTTGTGTATAATACAATACACGGCATTTCTAATAGACAGGTAGATAGATTACCAGAACTTGAACTACCAAATAAGTTGATGAAGGAACTTTATGAAAATAGTTCATATACACATAATAAAAAATTGGGTACAGCTCGAGAAAATTATAATGAAAAACGTCGTCTAAAAACCGCCGATAAAAGAGATCGGAAAAGGGCCGAACTCTTGAGTCAACCTCAAACATACCAGGTCATACAACAGTTACGGCGCATAGAGGGAGATGAGCGTCGTTCACAAAGTAAACAGTCTGGCCAGACTTTATCTCTTGAAGAAAAGAGGGAAGTTATCAATGAAGGTCGTCGTCTAAAAACAAAGAGCAATAAAATCTAATAGTATATCAAATGGAAAACAAACAAAAAACAACACAGCAGCAATTGGGTATGTGGATTCCAGTATCAATCCTTGTTGCTGGTATTATTGTGACGGTTGTTGCGATTTCAAGAAATAAATAAAATGTCGTGTCATAGTATAAAAAAATGGGTCTCACTGTGACAGAAAAGGTTGAATTGGGTGTTGGTCTTACCGTAGACTCATACTACATCTCCCTCAATGAAAATGATATCCGTGTTCAACGGAGACAGGAGCGCGAGCACGTGTACACCGAGGAGGGTGGACACCAGGAGGTCTTGAAGGCTCCCAAGTTCCTTGTCGAAGCTGGTTTCACCTCGTGGATCTCAAAGGCGGCGAAGGATGCGGGTAATGGTAGCATCGGTCGCAAGGGTGTCTCTTTGGAATTGGATGCTGCTCCAACTGGAAATATTTATGAACTCGTGTACAATAAGTTAAAAGAAGGACTCACTAATTATGTAGATGCATAAAGTGTACACAGACGGAAGTTGTTTGGGAAACCCAGGTCCGGGTGGTTGGGCTGTATTTGGTGCTGGCATTAATATGTCAGGAGGGCAAGATGGAACAACAAACAACATCATGGAAATGACTGCTGTCGTTCAGGCACTTCAACAGTGCCTCGCACGCAACATTCTTGAGATAAGACTATTTACCGATAGTAACTATGTCAAGAATGGAATAACTTCATGGATTAAGAATTGGAAGAGGAATGGGTGGCGCACCGCTGCTGGCACACCTGTAAAGAATAAGGAGTTGTGGATCGAGATTGATACACTCCAGAGTAAGATGACCTCTGTGGAGTGGCGTTGGGTCAAAGCGCACAATGGACATCCACAAAATGAACTCGTGGATACACTGGCACACCGAGAGGCCACCGAGATTAAAAATAGTCGCGTAAAATAATGGAGCCCCACCCGTGGTGTGAGAAGCAGGAGAAGCTCCTCAAGTCGTGGGCCGAGAGAGCCGCGGGATATCGCTGGCTTCATAACCACGCGCGTCTTCACTTCAAAAAACAGAATGATTACCTGTCATACCCGAGTATAATCATCGCGAGTATCACAGGTGTTGGGGGGTTCGCAGTTCTCAATCCAAGTGGGAATGATAGTGTTTCATCGGAAACTCGCGCTAAAATTATGATTGTTCAATACTTTTTTGCGTTTCTTAATGTTCTCGGTGGAATCCTGACATCTATAGGTAAGTTTAGTCAAAGTTTGAGTCTCTCAGAGGCACACTCTGCGATGTGTGTCCAGTACTCCAAGTACTATAGAAATATAGATATGGAATTGTCCCTCGATGAGAATGATCGCACAGGGGTTGTTGAATTTGTGAAGAAGTCACGCGAAGAGTATGATAGACTTCTTGATGAAGCCCCAGATATCCCAGCAATATCTATAGAGGCGTTCAATTTGGAGTTCCCCGATAAAGTGAATAAACCCGATGTGTGTAATGGTCTAAGTATCATTATATGTGATGAGACCGCGTCACAACTCGCATCAAGACGAGCCGTGACGAGGTGGTTGGGTGCTTTCAAGGGTGTTGTAGGCGTCACCCGCAAAAGTAGAGATATAGACGACTTAGCGAGAATGGAAAGCGTATAAAGATATGTAGACAATTTCAGTAAATGGACGACTATATACTGGAAATACCTAACTTTTTGCCGAATGATGTGTGTACATCCATCATTCGACGATTTGAAAATGATTCCCGAAAAAAGCATGGATACTTTTCATACCCAGTGGATGGCGAGGTCGTCCAGAGAGACAAAGAAAATACAGAACTTATGATTTCGGGTCTCGAGGGGTGGACAGATATAGAGAGAATTTTCACAGACGCAGTCCAAAAGGCTTTCACTGTATACATGGAACATCTGAAGACAAACTTCAATTATGATTGTAGCTGTCACGTGTACGACCGAGAACTCTCTCAAAAAAACTTTTACTTTACACCATTCCCCGT